TTTAATTGATGATGGTTTTGCTATTAGAAATGATACTGGAGAAGTGTTTATTACTGATAATGATTCTATTACGCCTGTTAAAATTGAAGAAAATCTGACAAAAAATAGTGAAATTGATATTTATAAATTGGCTGAATCCTGTCCTGTAACTCAAAATAACGGTTGTCCTTTATTTCTATCTGCATTTGCAGAAAATACAAGCAAAGATTTAGGATGGAAGGAAATATTTGAATTCGATGATCCTTCTATACTTGATATAATTATATCAAATTTCTATAAATTAAAAGATACACTCAATCCTCCAGTAAAACTAGGCCATGACGAAAAACAGGCTCTTGTCCAAAATTCTGGTTTTCCTTCTGCTGGCTGGATAACCGATGTAAAGCGAAAAGATGCAACTAATAAATTATTGGCTTATTTTTCCAATGTACCCGAAGCTATAATTAGATTAATAGAAAGTGGTTCTTATAAAAGACTTTCAGCGGAACTATATAATAATTATATCGATCCTGAGACAAAAGAAGAATTTGGGCCTACGATAAGAGCGGTTAGTATTCTTGGTGCTGATGTACCTAGAATAAAAACACTCAACGATTTAACAGTAATATATCATTCAGACAATTTACCTTATAAAATTTTACCGGAGGAAAAAAACGTGAATCTTATTAAATTTTTAGAAAAAACTTTAAAGGGATTGAAAAAAGATGTAGAAGGAGTTCTTAAGCTTCAAGATGTAACTGAAGAAAGTCAGATTGTTAAATCATTAAGAGTGAAAATCGCTGAACTTGAAGATCAATTAGAGGCTCTGAAAAGTCAGAAAAAAGGAGGTAAGGAAGGGCAGCGATTTGATGAGAACGGTAATCCTATAAATGATCCTAATCGTGTAGAGGCTGATATTCAATTATCTGAAAAGATCAAATCCCAAAACGATATAATCACAAAACTTTCAGATTCTGTTAAAATCATTGGTTCTGAATTAAAAGAGGCTAACGAGCATATTATTGGATCAAAGAAAGACAGTTTCCGTGCTTCTAAAAGTAAAATTTTTACTCCGGCATTTATTGATGAAGCTATGAAAATACTTAACTTTACTGAAGAAGATAAACTGTTTAAGTTCATTGACCATATAGTAACGCTTAACAAAGACAATGCACTATTTCTTAACGAAAAAGCTGTATTAGATGAAATAATTGAAGATCCAATTGCGTTCAAAAACAGTCAAGATGAATTGCATAATCAAGTTTTAGCACTTGCAGAAAAAGATAAAGTAGAATATAGTGTTGCTTTTGATAGAGTTCTTGCGCTGAAAAATTTAGCAAATAAGTAAAGTTATAATATAATTTAAAAATACAGGGTTTTATAAATTTATTTAAGGAGTTAAGTTATGCCAGTATCAATTCCGATTTCAGAAGGTATGATGAATTCAATTGCAGAGGAACAAACTTCTGCTTCTACGGTTCAGGTTAGAAAGGGCCTTGGTGTTATTGCGGGTACTGTAGATAACCAAGTCAAGCCAATTGCAACTGGTGAGACAGGCTCCGTTCTTACAACAATTGAAGGGATTGCCCAAGATGATGCTAATGATGGCCAGACTACCCGTGTAGCGATTGCTGGTCAAGTTTGTCTTGCTCGTATAACCTCAACTTGTAATCGCGGTGATTATCTGACATGCGAAGAAGGTTCAACTACTGATACCGAAAATGGGATGCTCCAGGCTCAGACTACTATTGCTAACGGTGACCTTATCGTTGCAAGAGCCCTTGAAGATGGTACTGATAAGTCATATATCAAAGTTATAGTTATGTTGTATACAGTCACGGCTTCATAATATACTAAATTTACAATTTTATATTAAGTTACTATAGTTACAAATAATCTTTTTCAAGGAGTTAGAAAATGGGGTTTATAGCGATCTCAACCACACCGCAAACAAATAAGTTGCTTTCACAGTTGTCAGTTGGATTTCCCAATTACGGCTTTGTTGCTGACAAGCTTTGCCCAATTATCGATGTTGGTGAAGATGCAGAGCAAGGCGTATATTTCTCATGGGATAAATACTACCTTAATGAAACCGTTGAAGATGTAAGAACAATCCGAGGCCATTCCAATGAACCAGATGATCCAGTCGTAAGCGAGAATACTTACAATGCGATTGCTCATTCTCTTGCCAAACCAATTGATCCTAGAGACTTCAAACAGCATAAGAATAAGGAATTGAAGCTTGTTCAATCGATCCAAGAAGGATTGCTCTCTCTACTTCTGATAAAGAAGGAAAATCGAGTTGCAACGCTTTTCACTACTGCTGGTAATTATGGTGGCAGCAACAAAGAAACCCTTACTGGTGGAAATCAATGGAGCGATTTCATAAATAGTAGCCCCGAGGCAAAAATAGAATCTTCCCGAGAAGTTGTTGCAATTAGCGGATTTGAACCTAATACAATTATGATTCCTGTTGTTACATGGAGAAAAATTAGACAACATCCAGAAATAAGAGCATTGATTAAACAGCTTGAAAGTAGAGATCTTATTACTGATGATCTGATCTTACCATCATTATTTGGGCTTGAACTTGTAGTTCCAGGTGCAAGGAGCGTTACTTCACTTCCGGGTGCAACTGAAGCCATTGCGCGAATATGGGGAGATTTCGTATGGATCGGTTATGTTAATAAAAAGAAAAGCCCAGTTAAAATGGACCCCACCTTTGCCTATACATTCCAAGCTGCTGGTAGAAAAACCGAAACATTCATGGATAGACGTAATGAAATAATTGACGTTCAGTTTGATATTGCCGAAGAAAAGATAACTGCGGCTGCAAGCGGTTTTCTTTTAAGTGATGTATTAGCTTAATTAGTTTTATTTGTATAATCTTTATAATCAAAACAATTATGTTAACTTTAACTAAAGAACGTAAGGTACAAAATGCAAGACGAGCAAAGAAAATCCGTATGAAAAAGAGCAATGCTACTCGATTACAAACCACCACTTTAGATAAACTATTTCTTTTGGCCTGCAAAGCGCCTGATTTAAAAAGTCTTTATGCTTTACGTCAAACCAGAGAAGCAAAACATTTAGACAAACCAAATTATTCTAAATTTATCAGATTACTTGACCGTTTAATGGAGTCAATCTAATGCTCAAAAATATTAAAATAGGTTTTTGTATTGTTGCGATTTCTTTATTTGTATTGGCTTCAAATGCCTTTAGTGAGTCCTGGCCGAATTTTCACAGTGGTAATACGTTAATCAAGGGTAAGCTGAATGTCACGGATCAGATAGTATTTACTGGTGGTCGGACAGTAATGGAAACTATTCTTCCCAGTGATATTGTAATTCGTGGAAGTGGTGGTCCTGTACAAACAACAACCACTGGTGGTACTGGTAACGTATGGCAAGTGTTACAATTTGATGGTGGTGCGGGATCTAGCGATGATTTTATTGATTTTTCCTGGATTATTCCAGATGGCTATGTTACGGATAGTTTAAGATATAATATTCTCTGGTCTTGTGAATCTGCTGAAACTGCTTCAGATACCGTAACCTTTGATGGTACTGTGCTTTCTATAGCCTCTGGTGAGGCAGTCGATGCGACTGTGTCCGGCATGACTGCTGTAGCTGATACCCAATGGACTGGTGCGGCAGATTTAGTATTTAAAACAGTATTAAATCCAGAAGTAACAACATTGACAATTGATGATGTATTATATACTACTATATTTGTAGATGAAAGTGCTTCAGCGTTTACCGATACAATAGATATCCATGCAATACAGATTGAATATGAATCTACAGAATAATGTTATATATTATTGTGGCTACTGTTTGTGGAACCAGTGGAATATTTCTTCTGAAACACGCAAACACGACATTTGATGCGCCTAAATTAGCCTTTATGTTTATAGGCACTTCAATTGCTTGTATCTTTTGGGCTGTAAAAGGATTTAAGAATGGGATCTTTCGTAAAACAAAAGGTGTTAATCTTGCACTTTTAATCTATCTACTTGCCGGTATCACTTCAATGATTTTTTCTTATAATTGGGTGATATCCTTTTTTGGTGGGTACAAGCAACATGGCGGGGTTTTATCTCTTTTGATATACCTCGCCTTTTTTTATTTATCTGCTAATTTTATTAATAAAGATAATATTAAGATTATTTTCAAGTCTTTAATTATTATCAGTATTTTAATTTGTATTTATGGTATTCTTCAATCAACTAATATTGTAACCTTTGATTATTTACCAATACGAAACCGAATTTCTTCAACTTTTGGAAATCCAGTTTTCTTTGGATGCTTTATTGCTATGATGATTCCCGTTGTTTTATTTGAAATTACAAGAACAAAGAAATTATATTTATATGGCACGTTACTATTATTAATGTTTTCTATTTTTATCACAATGTCACGATCTGGATTATTAGCAATCATATTTACTTCAATACCTTTATTATTTATATACAAAAGCAATAAATACTTTAAAATTATTACATTATCTATAATTGCAACAATTCTTATTATTGGAATTTTTTTTAACCGTTACGAGTATTCTACATCTAATCTTTATATCAGATTTATAGGACTGCCCAGTTATTCACTTAGATTAGAGCGTTATACTGATGCATTTAAAGTTGGTATAGCTTTTCCTATTTTTGGTGTTGGTCAAGATAATATTAGACCGCATAATATTATTTTAGGTCATTTTGCTAAACTAGGCGTAATCGGTCTTTTGTCACTTTGCTATCTTGGATATTGCTCAATAAAAAGTTTTTTGAAAATTGATAAAACAGAAAATCATAATCTATTTTATACATTACTGGCAATATGTCTGGCATATTTAATCTTTCGACAATTTAATCCGGCATATATACCTATAACTTTATTATTTTCAATGTTTGGCGGTGCGATTTATGGCATTAAGAATAGCAGTAATCATTGTATGTAGTCTTTTAATTTGTTTTTCATTATTCAGATTAAAAGCTGACATTGATATGAAAACCGCTCGGCAATGGTTTGCGCACAAGAATATTGAAAAGGCATTGTATTACAATAAAAGTGCAATTGCGTGGAATCCTACAGAACTTAAATACTATATGAATTTAAATGAATTAGAACAAATTTTTCTTGCTGTGCTTAGATCCAATGAAAAGAAAATTATAATAAGGAGGCTTAAAAATGTTAAATAGAAAAAGGAATATTTTACGATCATTAATATTTTGTTTAGTTTTAACAGGTTTGTTTTGTGGCAATACCTATGCACGTGATGTAAATGGAGTAACTGTTACAGATTTTAATACTGGCTTAGCATATGGCCAGCACATAGACCATTTTACTTCATTTAATCCTACTTCTACATCATATGTTTATAATGAGGCTGGTGGTACTTTAACAACAGATGGAGAAGTAGATATAACAGGTATTGTTGGTCCTAAAACTCTTGTTATTTCCGTTTCCCTTTTAGGATCTACAAGTTTAGATTTTCGGCTTGAAGGAAAAGTTAGTACTGTAATGTCAACCTGGGCCAATATCCATACTAAAAATATTGCGGCCAGTTCAACTATAGACACATCAATACCTATTACTGAATATTGGACATCATACAGACTTGGTGTGAAAGTAAATACTAATGGCACAGATATAATTAATTGCAGTACTTCGGTAGTAACACATAAATAATTTAACCCTTCAATTAATTTTTCAGAAGGAATATAAAAATGTTAAATAAAAAATTCTTATCTGTCTTTTTTATAATTAGTTTCTTTTTCTTGACTATTGCCAAGACATCATTCTCGCAATGGAATATCCCCACGCCTTTAGGTTCAACTGAAGTCTGGCAAGCACTAAAAAATGATTTGAATGGTTCGGGTAAATGGAATCAGATTTCATTTGCAGATGGAACTACATTATCTTCGGTTTCCGGGGGGGTTTCATTTGATGGTTTCATCTTACTTTCCGATGGTAGTGATGCTGCGCCCGCATTAGCATTTATAAGCAATTCTGATACAGGGCTTAAAATAGCTGGTTCTCAAATGACTTTTGTATTTGATACCGCTCCAACATGGGCATTTACTGCAAGTTTAATCCGACCTAATACCGCAGGGAGGCCAGGAATACAAAATACTACCACTTCTGCAACAAATCCAGGACTTCTTCCAGATAGTAGTGATACCACTTCTGGTCTTGGCGGGCTTCCTTCAAGTAATTATATTTCCCTCATATCAAAATCAATAGAAGGTATAAGGGTTACAGAAGCATCATCTGAAACTCTTACTGAAATAAAATCTAATGGAGTAGATACTTCCGCTATATTAGAAATATCTAATACTGGTGGTGATTTCCAGATATTCCGTGATGACGCTTCTCCCGAAGGTGTAATAACTGGTAGTATTGGTGATTTAACATTAGATACAACTAACGGCGGTTTATATCTTAAGATAAGCGGTTCCGCAAGTAATACAGGATGGGAACAGATAGGCGGTACACCTTCCTTTAAATCATATTCTTTATCAAATCCTGGTACTGCTGACACTTTCTATATAGGTGGACATTATATTTTTGCTGCTGCTGAAGCGCAGTTAGTTATTGGTGGTACAGTAATACAAACATTTGGTACTGCTGGACAAGCACATGGAGCACATGCTTTTTGTGTGGCCGAAGGTGCAGGCGGAACCGATCTAGTATTAACGGTAACTGGCGTTTCAATAACCGATGCTGGAGCAAGAAATGATTCGGATACAGAAATTATTGTAGCCGATGCTGATACGGCTTTAATAAATGACTATTTTGAAACATCTAAAAAATGGCTTGGCCAGATAACATATACATTAACTGGATCTGCCGGAACCTTTGATTTTAATTATGGATTTGTAAAATATGAAGATTTTGGCAATAGAGCATTTACTGTTACGGACTTTGAAATGACAGGTGAAGCCAGAGCAAATGAAACTGGTTTAAATATTGAATTATTACATCATGAGGCCACCGCCTTTCTTTATCATGAATCAGCATTTATACCTAATCAAACAGCATTAATAAGTCTTGCCACAGATTATAATACTAATAATGATGTAGCAAGCGGAGAAAGCTTTGCATATAAAAGATCTGGTCTTTCAACCGCAGTAGCTGGCAATAGTGGTGAAGGTGTAATCGTTAGAATCACAACTGCAGTAAACAATTCTATCAATGACGCTTCTTTACATATTGGCGTAACACTTAACTAAGAGGAAATTATGAAGAATTTAATATTTGGAATATGTTTTATAGGAATTTTTTTTATTGCTAATGCCGAAGCTCATGCCATAAAATCATATAAGAAAATAACCGCAGATAATGAAGCAATCAGAAAGGGAGTGGTTCAAGTTGAAGAATCTGAACCGATAACAAAAACAATAATATTGACTTTAGACTTAGTAAATACAAAAATCGACCAACTAACAAATAAAATATTCAACTTACAATCTGAGCTTGCTGATTGGCAATCAATAAAAGTAAAAGTTGATGCTGAAGCATCAAAAGTCATATTAAAAACAAAGGGGGAGAAATGAGTTTTAATTTTAGTGATAATAGCCGGAAGCTAGGCCGAATGATTGCACTAAATGTCATTCTTATAATCGCTGGTATTATTTCAATCATGGGAGCAGCAGACGATCCAAAAAATATTATAGCTATATTATCCGACTGGATTAAGCTCGCTATGATTGCCGTTACATTTTACTTTCTGGACAAACAAAAGACATGACAGTTTGTAAAGACAAATGTGATTATCCATTGAATGAAAAGAATGTAGATGGCTTTATGGAATCGCTTTCGCATGACTACATTTTAGTATTATTAAAAAGCAAAAAGAGAGCTCACTTTCTGGACACCATGAAGAAATATGATTTTAGTTTAAAGGTGGTAAAAGTATGAATGAGAATATCCAAAGAACAATACGCACAATTGCGAATAGACTTCATAAGAATATTAATCCCTACTCCAGAGCAACGCGATCCTAAATCCAGGGCTATGGTTACAGAAAGAAAGACAATTGACGAACTAATGGAGGCTATTAAAAGATTTGTCGAGGGAAAATAATGATAAGAATATTTATATTATCACTTGCATTGCTTTGCGGAAGCATGATGAGCTGTTCTTCTGTTCATTACATCAATGAGGACGGCACAGAACTTAAATATTCAAGGATTCTTGGCAAACAGCAGATAAAGGGATTTAAGGTTACTGTTAATGCGGATGGCTCGAAACAGGTTGAGTTTGACTCATCTTCTGGTGATAACACAAAAGCCCTTGATGTAATGATGAAGATGGCTGAGGTAATGGTAAAAATGGCAATAATTCCGTAGATTATCTAATGAAGCTAAGAATGTTTATATTATCAATTGTATTACTTTGCTGGAATACTGGCTGTTTAATTACAGGTAAAGAGATTGCATGGGGACTAGGTGGGCTTGCGTATATATCCAAAGAAATTTTAGATCGTAAGCATGAGAAAATTAAAATAGAGCAAACAAAAAGAGGATTAGATTTAACAGAGAAAGGGTTAAATTTACAGGAAAGAAAATTAAGAGATTAAATAATTATGTTTGGAAATGGAAAAATACTTACCAAGTTAAACAAGATTGATAAATGCACAGCGCTGCATGCGCAAGAAATGGGGCATTTTAAAAATGAACTTAAAGAACACAAGACTAATGATAATGAATGGAAAAAAGAAGTGATTAAGAAAGTTGGCATTTGTTCTGAGTTGAACAATGTAAAGAATCAAGGCAAAGAAATTGAAGAAATTGATAAGAAAGTTATAGCAATCAATACAAAACAAAAAATATATACTGGTATTCTTTTGGTAATACTATCTGGTATTATTGGTTCTTTCTTCTGGATTGTACGAAGCTCACTTTAATCACATCCTAACTCATTTCACAGTAATCCTTTGTAAATAATTTAAATATATTTCAGAATTATCTTGCATTTCTGCGTAATTATGCTAAAGTGCGTAATTATGGGAACCAGCCAAAAACAACAAACCCAAAGAAACCTCCAGAAACATAAGAATTACATCAGATTTCTAAAAGCCAATTATGCAAAAGAAATATGTGATATGATTCCATATTACATAAAAGAGCTTGTAAAGATTGAAAGAAAAAAATAATGTCTCAAGATGAATATGAAATCCATTCTGATATAATAAAACAGGATTACGACATAATTTTAGATGGCTATACTAGAAATCAAAAACTTGAACAGCTTAAGATTTTATATGAAAAGGTAGACATTGCAAGGTGGGAAGATTTTAACGATAAGGAATTGAAAGATTTAATTATAGATAAAGACCCCGAAGGTTTATTAGATGATTATTTTCAGGATTTAAGATAATAACTAGGTTGGGCGAAGAAAGGGAAGTAATGGAAGTATTAATATTTAGAAATTATTGTGCTGGTGAATATGAAATAAGAGAAAAAGAAGGAGAGAGATATTTATTTGCCGTAAACAAAGATTATGGGAAGAAATTTTTGAAATTAAAACATCATATACGAAAAGGGCAAACAATAGAAGGAATTTTAAAAGTTACTCTAAAGAAATAACATGTCTTGTAAATTCATAAAACCATCAAAATCCAAACCATGTTCTCATTATATTAAACCCGGCTTATGCTCTCGGCCTGAATATTTCCGCTGCATTGAATATATTTCTAAATTTGAACCCATACTAAGTTACTCAGGTGTTAATAATTTTATCAAATGCCCACGATTATATTATTTGGCTCAAATTAAGGGAATACAATTAAAAGAACAATACAAATCTGATGCATTAAAGATTGGAACTTATGTAGACAATATAATTACTTCACAACCTTTGCATGTTAATGAAGGTGATAGTAATTCATTATGGTATCAAAAAGCTACTGCAATGGTTAAATCTTTTAAACAATTATTTGGATTAGAATTTAGAGATTATGAAGGTCAACATCCTTTTCTTTGGCAAGATGATGGTTATCCCAAAATTAAAGGATTCATAGACTTGTTAGCACAAGATAATTCACATTTTATTGACATTAAATGTACCACCAAGCCGGAATATTACACCAACCCATATTGGATTCACGATCAACTAGGCACATATCTTTTATCAAATCCTAAATATGGCTACGGTATTATTTGGGCTATTCGCACACCCGCACTTAAACAAACAGGTAATTTTAAAGATGAAAGTTTGGAAGATTATAAAGATCGATGTGTCCGTGATATGGTTAAACGCGCTTCATTCTATTTTACTGGATATAAAAAAGAAACACAAAGTTTTGGGGTTAAGTTCTACCGTTCTGAATTTGATTTAGGAGGATTAAAGACTCGATACAAATGGGTAGGACAGCAGATTCAAGATTGTGTTGAAGAGGATTATTGGTATCAAAACCGCACACAATGCATAAACCCCTGGCAATGTGATATGTTAAATATTTGTAATAGTGGTGGAATTAGCGATGATATTTATGAAAAAAGAAAAACTAATTAAACCAACACCAAATAGCGAATCTACAGAAACAGAAGGCCATAAAAAATATAGATTCGTAGCATGGCTGATAAAAGTAAAACACTATACCAGGGATAAAGCAAGATTAATATGTTGGAGAGTATGGGAAGAAGATAAGGTAAAAGCCTCACAAGACCATGATTTAATGGAAGAAGCATTATCCCTCGAAAAAGAGTTCTTCAAAATGATTAGGTTTAAATGAATGATAGATGCATAAAGAAAAGATATAGCCATATTGGAGCCATGTTACAACTGGCAATACTTAAGCGCAAATCACGGTTTGATCGTAAAGGAAAAGAGGAAGTACGATCATATTATTGTACTGAATGTAAAATATATCATTTAACAAGTCAAAAAAAGAAAGGTAGTGAATAATGGGCGAATATATGGAAAATCAAGCTGATGATCAAATAGAGGGTGGTATAGAATTAGCAGACGAAGCATTTATTAAGACAGAGTTAAAAAAATACAACATTACAGATGTTTACATTTCTGCAATGTCTGATAAAGCTATAACATTGAAGGTTAAAAATGTAAATGACAAGGGAGGTTATAAAATTGTTCATGAGGCTCGCATACAAGTTAAGAATAAACGGGTTGAAATTGAGAAAAAACGTAAATGGTTAAAAAGAAAAAGTCTTAGGTTTAGTAAGGCGGTAGATTTTGAAGCCAAGCGAATATTCGGTTTACTTTTACCTATCGAAGAACATCTTATATCACAGGAAAAAATAGTTGATGATGAAAAGGAAAGGATTAAAACTCAGAAAGAAACTGAAGAAAGAGAACGTATCGAACAGGAAGAAGCCGACAGAAAAAAAGAAGAAGAAGAACATCAAGAAAAGATTCGAGAGGAACAAAGGATAGAGTCTGAGCGTTTAGAAAAAATCAGAATCGAACAGGAAGAAAAAGAAGCAAAGATTAAGATTGCACAGGATAAAGTTGATGCCGAAAAACGTATTATTGCAGAACAAAAAGAAAAAGAAGATCGAGAAATTCGGATTAGAAATGAAGAAAAAGAAATGGCAGAGAGGGCAAAAGTTGAGGCAGATCAATTAGCCAAGAGAAAGGAAGAAGAAAAACTTAGAGTAGAAGAACAAGCGAAGAAAGATGAAAAACTTAGATTAGCCTTGTTACCAGATATTGAAAAGTTGATAGCTTTTGCCAGAGCATTTAGAGCAATTCCATTACCGTCATTATCTACCAATAAATGTCATAATATATTGAGCAATGCTATAATCCATTTAAAAAAGGCTTATGAAATATTAACAAAAGAAAGGTAGGTGATTAAAATTGAAAGTAATACCGAAAGACAAGAATAGTAAAATTGATGTAACTTTTATTTGTCCTGGATCACAAGACGAGTTAATTGAATCTTTGTATAAAATAGAAAAAGAGATAGCTGATAAAGTCTTTAAATACAAATCTATAATGTTTGACTCAATGTCATATTGGATGAATCTAGTATTACTCAGTACAATGGAAGATGAAACATTTGAGGCAGAAATATTTAAACCTAGACGGCATTTAGTTGACACAGTCAGGGCCGATGAAGCTGTTTATGGTGGATTGGCTTCACACATGAATAGGATCTGCAAGGTTCTTAAATTAATTACTCAGCGCGAAATTACTGTTGTAGGACTTTCACAAGGCATGGAAGATCCAAAATATAATAGAGATTTAGCTGTAGCTCCAAACTTTATCGGCAAGAAATTTGGTAGAGATTTAAAAAGTCATTTTGATTTAATTGGTCTTGTATCAACAAGAACAAATGATAATGGTGATATTGTATATCCACCTAATGTTGACTTTAGATGTGCTGATGGATCGTTCATGGCTAAATATACAGGAAAGCCGATTAAGTCACCAAGAGGCATACTCGACTTCAAGAAATTCATACCAAAGAATAAAGGTAGGTTTGTGTTGATATATAGTGCAGAAGCCGGGGAAGGTAAGAGTACAAGTTGTTTACAAAGTTTACCTCAGCCTATATTGGATATTTATGTTGAGGATAGGAATCCGAATACGAGTCTGGAGGCATTGAGTTAATGACAATTCATAATATAGATTTTCGATGGCTTGTTTTATGTGACGAACATGGTAAAAAGACAGAACCTTCCCTTCAAGTAAAAATACATAATGAAGAAGGCGAAGGACATTGAGAAGATGTATATTGTGAAGAAATGAAGTCGTGGAAATATTATGGAACAGAAAAGAAGATAATAAAGGAAGGAGGGTAAAAGTGCCATGTCCAATATGTAGGAAAAAGACAGACGGTTTACGTTGTTGTACCATCGAACATTTTAAAATAGTAGAAGGTTATTATAACAATTTACCAAAGAAAGGGAAGCAGCATAATGGTAGAAGAATTAGTAAAACCAGGTGACGGGGATATGGGTGGTTCTTTATGGAACGATCCACCATCAGGAGTTAATAAATATGAATTTATAAGTAAAGAACGTGAAATTGAAGGTGCAGATAAGGATGCTTTAAAATTAGTTCTTGCTTATATAGATGATCCTGATGCAAAAGTTAAAATGTGGTTTAAGTATTCAACTGAGACTGGACTGCGTAAACTTTTGGATGTCATAATTCGTTCAAATGTATGGCCGAAGATGGTAAAAAAGTATAAGTACAAATCAGATCCGACAGAAGGCTTACCACCAAGTATGCTAAGGGATGAAAAGTTTCAACAACGCCTTGTGCTTGAATTAGAAGGATTACATTTAATGTGTGATGTAGATGTTATTGCTAAGAAAGAGGGAGAGAAATATTCTACTGTAAATGTAATCAAGGTTGAAGCGGTTAATAGTAGTCGTACAGGAGCAAAGAAAGCGGCTAGCTCCGATGTTCAAACAGGCACAGGTGAAGAACAAGAATCGGGCTGGTAAGTGACGAAAGAAAGATTAATCAAACCCACAGTAAAGATTAATCCTCAATCTTGCAAGTATAGGCCTTCAATTCCAGATGGATTTATTATTAGTATCGATACCCGGGAACAGCAACCATATAAGTTTAAAGATATTCCCACAATACTAACTAAGCTGGATTTTGGAGACTATACTTGTAAGGGCTTTGAAAATAATATAGCAATTGAAAGAAAGAATCAAGGAGATTTTTACGGTTCTATTACGAGTGGCCGTTTACGTTTCAAACGTATGTTAAAACGTATGCAGATAGCAGAATTTAAGGGGCTTGTCATTGAATGTAAAGAAGAAGAATTAATGTCTCCGTATCTATCATATACTGATGTTCATCCAAATTCTATATACGCGACTCTAATAGCATTTGAAATTAAATATGGTTTACATGTATATTTCGGAAGTAGAAAAGATTGTGAAAATAAAGTTATTAATTGGTTGATTGGATATTATAATTATAAACGGAGAGTATAAAATGAGTTTATTTACATGGTTTAAAAGAGTAGATAATAAGGTTAGATTGGAAATTCAATCACATTTGGAAGTAAAGGCTCCTATGTATTATTTTGATTGGAATTGTAATGATGATAATTATGCTGAACTACTTAAAAAACATTTTAATAAACAGCTTATTGAGTACAAACATGAAATAGCTAAAGAAGCTTTGTTTCATTTGAGTAATCTGGAAATGTCGGAGTTGAAAAGTAAGCTGAAGAATTGGAATGGCAGAAAGCATTGTTGGAAATAAGATGAAGGTAACAAATTCAAAAAATTGTTATTGTTATACTTGTGAAAAGGAATTCCATTATTTAGGAATTGCAAGACACAGGGCTATGCATCGAGATCGAAAGGAAGATTGCAGGATAGAATATACAAACGGTGATGTTTACAATCATAATTATTCAAAGAAAGGGTAAGGGTGACGATATGAAGAAATTTTTTACTTGGCTGACTAATGCTAAACATTTTCATCATAGATTAATGATGAATTATTTAAGAAAACGTGGATGGGTAGTTTTCTATCTCGAAGATAACACAAGGGATTGTAAAAATATGTGCTGGTTGAAATTATATAAAGAAGAACTCTTGAAAGTTTAATAGATCGAGGCAAGGATAGTATTGGTATGAGCTACCCCTGCCTCGATCACAAGAGAAGGAAGATGGCTGTATAATATCAATGTTTATATCTTTGTCAATATAATTTAGAAAGGAGTTAGTATGAAAAAGGTTGCTTATTTTAAAATTGGTAGATATTATCGTCATTCAGGTGGTGGTTGTATGCACATTATAGGAGCAGTAAAAACTACATTATATAATTGGGTATTAGTTGCAGAAGATGGTGCTGCCCGCTTAAAGCCTGTTGGGTTTGAAGATGAAGGCTATACACAGAATTGGTATGAAACCACAGAAAAAGATTGGTTGACTGAATTTAACAAATCGAATAAAGAGGGTAACTATCCAACATTATAAAAGGGGGGGGGTAAAGTTTGAACAAACCAGACAAGTCCAATCTAATCAAGCCTGGGGATGGTAATATGTCAGATCCCATCGACACAATCGGATATATTGGCATAGAAACTCAAATTCAACCCGAAATCTTCTATAACCTTCTCAGCTTATTCAAAGGTGATAAGTTTAAGAGCCAGAACGCCTCTTTTACGATCTCAGCATACCATTACAGTTTAATGGAGGTTTTGCGCAACAGAGGCATTGTCAGGGCCCGGGAAGCGGACATGATAAGGGCAGTCGTAGGAATAGGAATATTAGCAAAAGCAAAACTCGCGAATTATCTAGGATATAGGGACCTGATAGAAGCAATTCTAATACACTGTAGAAATAACCGGAAAATAGAAAACATGAAAAGATTTGATTTATCTCTAAACCGACTGAATTTAGAGGATAAAAAAACTGTAGGGTACCTGAAATTATTGGTTGAAAGTTACGGTAACAATGAATATGGCCGAGAAATCTGGAACAAAATCTATCGATCCTGGGATATTCCCAAGTTAGAATTCAAAGAAAGAGATCTGCATGTTTTGGATTCTATTAGGAAAAAGTGTTTCAAATTGACACAATCTCCGCTTACTTCAGCCATGTATAGATTAAAGCGAGACTCGAATAATAAATACTTGAAAGCCAGACTGTCTGAGAGATTTCACATAATTTTACACAAATATGAGAACGAATTTCTTGAAAATCAATCAAAATCAGAGGTTATAAGGGGTTGTTTCGTTGCCGGACTTTTTTGTTTATCGAAATGGATATTGAAAAGGCGAATTTGCAAAACTGAGTATAACTTTTTCAAGATTATTGATGGCTTAGATTCCTACGCAGCAAAGACTTAGTGTTTTTGAAATAGGACAAAAGTAAAGTTGAAATAGGACAAAAGTAAATAGGACAAAAAGGAAAAAACCAAAAAAATAAAATTCCCGTATCTTTAAACATAGTATTAGGGAAAATGAAAAGTCGCTGAAATAGGACAAAAAGGAAAATCCCAAGAAAATAAAATTTTCCATTACAAGCGAAAAAAGGGAGAAAAAAATGGGACTCTTTTTATATTGTCGTAAGTGTGATGATCATATGCCCGTTTACTCAAACATCAGGTTAATGATTGTGGCTGGCGAGTATGACATGCCATGCTATGAATTAATACATACGTTGCATTGTGATTCTTGTAGAGAACAATTTGAGGAAGATAAAGCATTAGGTAAATTGGATAGATGTATGATACCACCACCTAGTTTTGATTACGAGATGGCATTGCGTCAATTTTACAGACATTGGAAATAAGCAAAAAAACAAAGTTTTCCATCAAGAAGTGGTTTAGGCAATAGAAAGTAGTGTAATGGGAACTCACCTTTAGCGGGGAGATGCAGGTTCGACTCCTGTCTTTCTATTTGCCTAGATCGCTCACTTTTTATTATGAACGAAAAATTTTATTATTGTCCTGGATGTGGACGTATAGAACATAAAGCCGATCGTGAATTATATAAAGGCTTTAAATATGTAGACATGTTAAATTTTCAAGCATACTGCATAAATTGTTCTTCTTATTTTTCGGATATGGAAAAATTACCAGATAGTGTAGTAGAACAGAATGAGGCGCTAACCGAATGAACATACCATTTAAGAATTTTCAAAGTACAAAGGCAAAGAAAAGATTTAAGGAAACTCAACAGCATATTGACGAACAAATTCTATCATTTGATAAAAAAGTAATTGCTGTTAGCGCACCAACTGGAAATGGCAAATCTCTTATTGGCATGATGGCTGGACACTATCTTGCCAACCGTACAACTTATGTCTGTAGTAAAAAAGAATTACAAGATCAATTACATCACGACTTCCCGGAAGCTGAAACAATCAAAGGCCGTAGCAATTATATATGTAATTTATATAAGTATCTTAAAGCTGATTCCTGCCTGAAGAAATGCACGGAATATAAAGAAGCTGATATATCATGTGATTATTATGATGCCAAGGCAAGGGTATTGGCTTCAAAATACCGAATCTTAAACACTTATTACTTTCTATACGAAGCCAACTATGCGCGGTCCTTTTCAAATCAAGAGATAGTTATAATTGATGAAGCTGATACTTTAGACAATATTCTTGTTAATTTTGTCTGTTTATTCGTATCCAAGTCTCAAATAGCTAATTATGGGCTTAAATTACCTAAATACATCACAAAATATGATGCATGGTTCGAATGGGCTCATAATGCCTGGAAACGTCTTAAACCAAACTACAATCCTAATATTGCAGGGAATTGTTTAGATAAAGTATATGTCCAGGGTGTAATGTTTGTTCGAAAACTTGAACTCTTCCTGAAACTTGTTGACGAATCGTGGTTATTTGATCATAACGATAAAGGCTGGTCTTTTAAACCTGTCTGGCTGACTTCTGAGATTACAGAGCAATATCTATGGTCCCATGCTGAAAAATTCATACTTATGTCAGCTACGTTACCGCCAAAACCCATATTGTGTAACTTACTGGGATTAAATCTATCCGATATGGACTATATTGAAGTAAGTAGTCCTTATCCTGTCGAAAATCGTTATATTCACTACAGGCCAATAATTGCAATGTCATACAGAAACAAACATGAACATTATAAGATCATTAATGAAGTAGAAGTCGAAGTAGATAAACGTAAAAATGTAAAAGGACTTATACACACAATTTCTTATAGGCTTAATAACAAAATTATGGATATTGGTAATGATCGATTTATTACCCATGATACAGACGATAAAGATGAAATGTTTAAGATATTTAGAGAATCGGAAGGTCCAGTTATATGGGTTTCCCCATCTTCAGAACGTGGGTTAGATCTATTTGATGATTTATGTCGTTTTATAATTTGGCCTAAAGTTCCATTTAGTAACCTAGGAGATAAATGTATTAGTGCTCGATGCCATTCAGGTCGATTTGGTTCAAGATGGTTTATGGCTATGGCAGCACAAGCTATTATGCAGGGTTGCGGTCGTGGCAATAGACATGATAAGGATTTCTGTGAAGCTATCATTCTTGATGAAAAGTTTGAAGATCTAATGGAATATCTTGCAGAGTGGTTTAGGAAGGCGATTATAATTGAATAAGAATAAATTAGAATTACATTAAAATATTAAAGGAGGCGTGAAAAGATGAAATATAGAAAAAAACCAGTAGTGATTGATGCGTGGTTGTTTGATGGTTGGTTAGATTTTAGTAAAACATTACCACAGGAAATTAAGGACAAGATGAATGATATAAGAATGTGTCAAGATGGTACATTAAGAATTAAGACTTTAGAAGGTGATATGTTTGCACGCAAGGGCGATTGGATTATTAAAGGCATTAAAGGTGAATTTTACCCATGTAAACCAGATATATTTGAACAGACTTATGAAAAAGTAGAACCATAATGAAAAAACTCTATAAAGATTTAATTAGTACCTTTATTTTAATAGTTATTATACTTTTACTTTTATGATTAATATAAATATTTAATGAATAAAATTATCGTTCATAGTTACGTTGACGAGAGTACCGCAAAGAAATTAAAATTTACAGCTAAAGTAAATCAAACAAATCAATCTGAGATTGTGAGAAGAATGATTGAATTTTGTATAAAGATTAGCGATAAAAAAGAATTGAATAGATTTATAAATAAACATAATAAATGGCTAAAAAAGTAAGAAAAAATAATTGGAATTCCAAGAGAACGCTAGCATATAACTCATGGCGATCGATGAAGGAAAGGTGTCTTAATCCAAAACATCTATGGTTTTCAATTTATGGAGGTAAAGGAATAAAAATATACACACAATGGTATGAGTTTAAAAACTTCTTAAGGGATATGGGTGAGAGGCCAGAAGGTACTACACTAGATAGAAAAAACAAGGAAAAAAATTATTGTCCAAGTAATTGCAGATGGGCTACTGTGAAAGAACAAAATAATAATAAAGGGAATAATAGAACTTTTATATATAAAGGCATGGAAAAAACTATCGCAGAATGGGCAGAGTGGGCCGGCTTAACTTACGACACTTTATGGTTTAGAATAAGAAATAATTGTTCTTTAGAAAAAGCACTTAATACACCACAATCTTAAAGAATAATCACTTAATAAAAGGAGATAACAAATGAAAATAATAAAATATATAATAATTTTGGTTGCTATATTGTTTCTTTCCTTTCAAGGCGTGGGGTACGGAAAAGTTGCCAATGAAATACCTGAATTAAGTATAGAACATAGAAATATTCAAATATTGATTGTTAGTGAAATTGGTAAACTTATGCGACAGCTTTTCGAACTAGAAACTGAAGTGATCGAATTAAAAACTAAAGTGATCAAACTAAAAATTGAAATGGCAGAATTAAGAAAAATAGTTGAGAAAGATAGTTAAAAAGCTCAAGTTTATAAAATAATAATTATGAGCAAAGAATAAAACTCAATTAATGAAATGTTCAGGCTTAAAAAAAAGATACAAAAACCGCGCAGAAGCCATGACAGTTATTTCGAGACTTAGGAACTTCGGCTCGGTGATAAAACGGCCATATAAATGTAAGATCTGTAAATGCTGGCATGTAACATCTAAAAAGAAAAAGATACGGAAATGGAAATAATAATAATTATTGAAAGGATGGTGAATAATGTTAGATTTATTAATTAATGCTAAATCAGAAATTGAGCAGTTAAGACGGCGAAATGAAATACTTGCAGCAAAGGTAGATACCATGGAATTATTTGCTTGTGTTTTACATACTCAACCCGCAAGTATTTCTATAGGACAAAGCGAAGATATTGCCTATCAACTTCAACAGGAAATAGAAGAATTAATGAAAAAGGAAAGAAATACTCCCTAATATACCCCAAACCACCATAATCCCCGCCCATATCACCACCAACCAGCCACTTTCCACCACATTTCCTTCCCATACCATACCAAACCCCATTTTCCCCCACACAATCAATCCTCGAGCGTTCACGGTATGAACAAAGAAAATTGTAACTACTTTAGAATCTGTTGTGTTATCCAGCAAAATGAATAAATAGGAATATTGGAAAAAACAGAAATTTCAAATCAAAGTTCTAAAAAATAAAAGTTTTTTAAATTTTTTTAAAACAAGAATGGTAATCCTATGTAAAATTCTTTTTTAAATCGACATTTAAACTGAGCTTGAGCTTGAACTCACCTTTAACTCCGAATGGTAATCCTATTCAAATTGAACTTGAATTTGACTTTGTACTCGCGCTCAAGTATGAACACAAGTTTAGATACGAATGGTAATCCTACTCAAATCAACACCTGAGCAGAAACTAAAGCTTCAATAGACCGGGGGTTAAATGATAGCAAAGCGGGAATGGTAATCCTGTGTAGAAGCCGCTTGAACTAAAAATTCAAGTAGGTAAGAAGATATATAGGCGGATAGGTAGATAAGAATGGTAATCCCATGTAAGAAGAAAGTAGAACAGACAGAAGGGGGGATAGGGAAGAATAGAAAGGAGTAAGAATAGAGAGGAATGGTAATCCTAAGACACAAGAGCAAATAGGCAGGATAGGGTAAGGGGATAAGAAGGAACAGAGAGGGAAGGATAATGGTAATCCTTAGAATATATGAAGAAAAATAGAAAGGAAGAAGGGGTAGGAAAATAAAAAAAGTGTGGAGAAGAACAATAATGGTAATCCTATAACAGAGGAATAAATAAGAGAATAAGGTAGGAGAAGAGAAATAAGAAAATAAGAAGGTAGTAGGAATGGTAATCTTATAGAAAAGAGAAGGAGAAATAGAGAAGGAAGAATAGGGAAGAAAAATTTTATCTGAAGAAAATAAGAATGGTAATCCTAAAATCTAACCTAGGTAGGAAGAATGAATAGAAAAAAAATGAGGGAAGGAAAAAAAATAAGAATGGTAATCCTATAAAATTAAATTGAAATAAAGGGAGAAAAGAAAAAGGGGAACCCAAAATTTAATAGGAATGGTAATCCTAACTTATTAAGAATGATAATCGCGCTTACGCGCAAGCTCTTCTAAATATATGATTAGCTTCGCTTCGCTCGCTGCGCTCGCTTAGTATAGCTTACGCTAACTCTTCTGGACACGCAGTTACATTAATTTTTATATTATGTAATGAGATAGTAAGGTGAGTTGGATGCGTGGTTGTGTGCTCTTTAATGATGAGTAGATTTGTTAGTGAATATGATTTGTCCCTCCGGGTGGGCTTTCAAGATAAATATCTATTGTCCTCAGATATCGGACTGCCATAATGGCAGAATAAAATTTTAAAAGCGATTATCTGACTGAGGAAAAGCGGAGTCGCTCGCTTGATTGAAATCTGAAGTAAAATATCCTTACTCCGAATTAATACCGCAAGGCGGTACTGACGCGCTCTTCATCTGATAATGAATCATTATCAAACGTAGAGCTATCGGAGTGATATTTTATCCTTTGGCTGTAAAGGTTTAGGACTAACATAAAGTTCTTTATGTATATCTTCAGATTTTTTAAATGCTCGCTATTTTGTTTTGTCAGAGCTAGCCAGGTGTAAGCTAGCCCAATTTGCTTCCCGACAACCACGGCCAGCAGCCCAAGACAAGCCCGAGGTTCGCTTACTATATAAGGAGCAGCCCAAAAAATCCCAAGTCCAAGTAGCAACCCAAAACTGTGTCAATTTGATACAGTCAATTAATCCTGAAAAAGTGTGTCATTTTGATACAGTGTATAAATATTCTACAAGTAGCAGCCCAAATTTCAGCAGTCCAAGGACAAGCTAACCAAGATGCCCCACCCGCAAAGCATCCCAAGTCTTGACTTGATCATTCTCCTGCTCAGCAGATAAATGTTCCACGTGGAACAATACCGTTTATTTTAATATCTATTGATTATTATCACAGTATCACTTGGCTTTCCCACATCATAAGCTTCCCACCCACCCTAACTTAAACAAAAATCCCATGTAGCTACCCACGGTTCCCTGAATTGATACCTGCACCAAATTTATGGCAGTTACAACGTATAAAGTACGCAGTAATTTTCCTGCACATTCCTTTTGTTCAATTACCTACTTATTAATGCAGTTAAATTCCTGCACCTTAAATCTTTACAGACTGTATAATTTTTATACACTTTATTATTGTTCATTTAATGAACAGGTTTACAGTTGTGGCATATACACCAATTTGTGGCATATCAGACAGTAGTGTGGCATATGCATCAATGTTAGAATATTTTTTTTAAAAAGAATTTAATACAAATTTACTATAGATATCAATCCTTATCACAAAAAAACCAAAGGAATATTCTACTCCACGTAGCATCTAGCACGCCCAAAAGACAAGACACTTTTGTTCATACTATCTGCTTTACCCTAAGCAGGGGAGTTCATAGGTAAAGATAAGCGGAGAATCGCTACGTTCATTCCTAATAAAACATCTCTAAAAAAGCCGTAAAACAAAATCAGGTGATTTTCCGGCTTTTTTATTATAGGCGAAAAAGAGGAATAGAACATGGTTACAAAAGAATTGTTAAAATTAAAAGAAGTTGAAGATCACTTAAATAAATGTATCGATATTTTATTCGAATTAGATCTCATTCATATACCCTCTGCTTTAGTAACTCAAAGAAGATATATTTCTAATTTAATTCGGGACATAGAAACAAAATGAAACTAGCTATTAGTGGTGGGCGACATTATAAATTTACAGATAACGACATTAAGTTACTAGATAGTATTATTGTTAAGCATAACATCACTGAGATAGTATCAGGTGGTGCTTCTGGTGCAGATACAGAAGCTAAGTTTTACGCATTAGGTTATGGTATCAAGTTTACAGAGTTTCCTGCAAATTGGCATAAGTTTGGTCGATCTGCAGGTTGGATTAGAAATAGAAATATGGCTATTTACGCTGATGCAGTATTGTTATTTCCCGGTGGTAAAGGTACGGAGTCTATGTATGGTTTCGCAGTTGAGCATAAGTGTCGGGTTTTAGATTATAGAAAAGGGGTTACTTTTGTATAGAATATTAGCAAACAATTTTAACTTTTTAGATTGGGGGATTTTATGAAACGTTTTGAAGTAGATCTTAAAATTATTGTTGATGGAGAAAATGAGGCAGAAGCTATAGATAACTTTCGGAAATTAGCCCAATTAATTGATGCAAGTTGCTTTAATGTCTTGGAAGAATATCCACCAGAAGATGAAAAAGAATCATCCTCTGATAATTCGTTTTAGAATTATCACCCGAGCTTGTGAAGGCAGGCAAGGGTAATTATTCTAACTTTTAGAAAGGAGCAATTGAAATGCGACCAGAACAGGAAAAAAAAGAATATCAAGGCAAGATTAAGAAAATTGCGAAACTCTTAGGCTATAATGTTGTATTCAAAGAGGACAGATTTTCCTACGGTTATTCATGGTTGCGAAAAAACGGTAAAGAATTTCACATTGTTGGTGGTGATTATAATTGGAGTCCGAAGGGGAAATTCAATATTTGTGCCTCATATCCTGGAGCAAAGGATAACAGCCATTCATATAACGAAAAACGCCTTGAAATTAACCTGTCATGCTCAAAGACACCTGAACAAATTGCTAGAGATATTGAAAGGCGATTCTTCCCAACCTTTGAAATTGAACACCAAAAAGCCTTTGATTTTGCAAATACAACAAATGAACGCCTTGATAAAAAAGAAGCTAACATAAACAAAGTTGCAATGATTTTAAAACAAAAACCATATGGAACAGGCTATGACAAGAGAGTAACAGCTTATGAGGTATTAGGAGAAGAAATTAGTTTAAGTGTTGAAAGCTACGGTGATAAACTGAAAATTGAATTATCAGGCATAACAGTCGAACAATTCGAGAAAATCTTTACAGCATTAAAGGGAGAATAATATTATGTCGAGAAAATGCAGAGAATGTAAAATAGGAAATTTGGAAATTTTAGGTACTGCAGGATTTGGAGATACTATTTCAGTTGAATGTAATAATCCAAATTGTGGAGAATGTTATGAAGTAGAACCTGATGGACTCGGCGAAGGTGGTATGGAATTCGTAGATGCACAGATGATAGATTTAGATAATGGTATTGATTCTCCTTGATATATTAATTGAATAATCCCCTAGTGTCTTGTTGAGCTTCCATGCGCAAAATGTGTAAATAAAAACAGGGAAGATTACACCTTCAAGGCACAACGGAAATCATTCTAATTTTTTAAATAGGAAATTATAAATAATTTTTTCAAACTCTGCAAGGCGCTTGATGTTGAAAGGAAAAAATAATTATGGAAACGAAAAATATGACATTATCCGAAGTCTTAACACAATTAGGTTATAGCCACACAAAAGGAATTAATTACCAACGCTCTATTTTTAAAGGTAATAAATATATCGGGAATATGAGGGCAGGGGAATGTTGGAAATGGCTTAGAAAAACAAAGCAAATAAATGAATAAACTTTACAAAGTATTTACAATTATTATTTTATCTTATGCCTTTAGTCAGGCACTAAACTTTGTATTATTCGGAGGATGATATATTATGGAACATAAGTTAAGAATAGTATCATTAAGTGATGCTCAGTTAGATTGTAAATGCGGATGGCATGTAGTAAGAACAGGGACTATGACAAGACAAGAAGCAATCAAAGAATATGAAAAACATATAAAATATCATAGAAGGGTAAACATTGATAAACCGTTTTGTGTTATGTGTCCAAAATGTGAACATGGATTTATGACTGACGAATCACTGGAGGTATTTTGATGTGTGAATGGGGGAATACAGTTTCATGTATAGTTAAAATACCTAATTTCCTTAGTTGTACTGGAAAGGAATATTATAGAGAAAAACAAATTGATAGTTGTATTGCTTCAATTATAAAAGATTTAAATAATTTGGATATTGAAACAATATCCAGCTGTTGTGGACACAATAAAGGATCAATTCATATAGAATTAGCTAAAGAAAATAATCAGGGTGTAATCATAGAAGGAGAATAAAATGAGTTTAGGCGAAATAGAAAAAGATATGACGGAAAGATATAACGATTATATGAGTAAGATGGAGAAAGACATAATTGAAACAGAAAGTGATAGACTCGCAAAGAATCTGGAAGTAACAAGCGTTCGTATTTCAACAATCGCATGTCAAAAATATCTTGTCCGACAAGATTATCAAGTTATCAAAATTACTTAAAAAATTTTTCCCTCACTTTGTTCGGGAGTAATAAGGAAATGCTTCGCACTATTTTTTTAATAAAAACCATTTATTTTGCAAGGCAACGTCACGGCTCTTTTTTGGAGGTATAAAAAATGAATTTATATAATAAATATTTAAAGGAATTAATCAGAGATGGTGATGGATTAGCTTTTTTAAGACAAGAATTGTTAGATAAAGGAAATGGTGCATCTATTGGAGAAAGAAACATATATCATTGTAGAGCACCGTTACCTTACAGGTGGATTAATAATGATAGTGAATTTCAGATTTATCTTGATGGTACATGGCAAGAAGCAGTATCTACTGATTGGGATTTTGACAAGGAATAAAAAAATAATGCTTGAAATACGTAAAGTATATTTAGTCAGACATTGCAGAAAAGGTATTCATCCGTTTTGGGTTAAAACTACTTCCGGGAAATGGGTTGTTGATGTTATTGTTTCTGGTCATATAAATACAATGGTTGATGGAAACGGAAAAGAGATAAGCGAGAAGATTACAGAAAGAAATTATAATGGTTGAATGTTTACAGAAAGGGAAATAATATGGAAGAATATATATTAATAGAACTTATTTCAGGAGTAGAAGGAGATTCTGTAAGTATTAACAATATGCGTATTTGCGGTAGTAAACCTTGGGGTGGTGGTAAAATATTAAGGAAATGGAAAGCTAAGCGACAGGATATTATAGATGCTCTTGGAATAATTGAACAAAAATGAAAATAAGCCGAGAATCATTTCAAGCATATAACACATGCAAACCAGAACCAAGCTTCAGCGAACAATTCAACAAAAAACATAAGTTGGGAGATATCCGGGAACGTATCGTATTATTAATCCTGGCGCTTGGAAAAGATACTACCAAACATATCGAGCTTACAGAACAAGATGTAATAAATGCCGGACATACATTAGAACATAAGCTGATCGGAAAAGGCATGTGATGTTGGAGCTTTCTGTTGAGACTTGACAAAATACAAATAAAGAATAAGCTTACAGGAAATTTCTAACATTATCAGGAGAAATAAAGATGGCAACATATAGTGCAGACGAAGATTTGGATCAATTATTTCATGCAATAGCCACAGCACCAGACCATGCGACTGGAGAAAGTGATTTTGCAAAGGAACGAGCGAAAGCTAATGATTGGGTAAATGATAATTTAAGAGATAGATATACAGTTCCTTTTACTGGTACAGTTTCTAAAACAATAATGCTTGCCGAAGCTAATTATGCCGTAGGGTTAATATTGAAATCCAATTCAACTACTGCGGGTTTTGAGTTCGCCACTTACAATCCGTTCTTTCAAGAAGCTAAATCGTTAATTAATAAGTTAAGATTGTTTGCCACGGGCCCGGATGGTTCAGTTGAAAAGGATGCAATTCATAATACAAGAACAGGAGTTGAGCCGATAGCCGCAATTTCTAAAATAGATCGAGATGGTAATCGTATTAATCCTGGATTAGCAGATCGCAAACTTGATTTCTTCTAACATTTCATGGCTGAATTAACAAAAGCACAAATTCTTACCGCAGGAGATATCGGAAGTTTATCAACAAGTCTGTTAAACAAATCTTTTGTACATTCACTTCCAACACAATTATTACTCAGAGCACATAATCGAGTGGAACTTGAACACCTTCTAAATCCTCGAGATAAGAGATTGCAAATTGCACATACCAATCTATTTCTTGAAATGGAACTAAGAGATCTTGAACATTTTGATACCGATCCTAGTTTTTTTACTCCAAGTCATACCAACTGGCCTTTTGATTTTGAGCCCGATGAAATAGAAAGGGATGATAGGTTTAGAAGAAAGATAATGATACCACTATCAAAAAGAAAAAGACCACAAGGTCGATTTCCTAAAAAACCTAAAAGGCAAAGACTAGGGCGGAGAAAACCATTTAAAGACATCATCTCACAACCAAATGAAAAGGCTGATATATCACTTAACAAGACACATAAAGTTTTTAGGGATCAAGCAGTTAAAACATGGAACATTCAACCAGACTCAGGTAATATTCCTATTGCTAATGGACCAAGGCCAAAAAAAGAACATTGGTATAATATCTTCATTCCGCCAAGCTGGTGGAGAGAAGGACAAACAAGAGCAATAATGTTGGGAACCTATCAAGCTTTTATGCAAAAAACATTATCTGCTTTTTACCGCAGACAAACACCACCCTGGGCTATTCAAGAATGGGATATTCAGCTAACTATTACAAATGCTGATGGAACTGATACTATTGAAAAGCGTAACTTTATTCAGGCCTTTATAGATCCTAATTAAATAAAAAAACAATTATGACTGCATGGGACATATCAACTACCGTTCATTTACAAAACAAATCACTTACTATTGTTGCTAGTCTTTTTATTAAATCAGACGGACTTAAAATGTACGTCATAGGGAATAGTGATAGAGTCAATGAATATGATTTAAGTACAGCCTGGGATATCTCATCTGCAGCTTTTTTACAAGTTTTCTCTGTCAATTCTGAGGACATTAATCCTCAAGGGCTTTTTTTCAAACCAGACGGAACCAAAATGTATGTATCTGGTAGGACCAGCCGTAATACCAATGAATATGATTTAAGTACTCCTTGGGATATTACATCAGCCACTTTCTTACAACTTCTCGATGTGTCAGGTAAGGATACAAGTCCAACCGCTTTATTTTTTAAACCCGATGGGCTAAAATTTTATCTACTTGGTGATGCCTCAAATTCAATTCACGAATATGATTTAAGCGTAGCTTGGGATATAACATCATCTACTTTTCTTCAAACTCTTAGTGTTGTTGGACAAGATGCAAGTCCTAAAGGTCTGTTTTTTAAACCTGATGGATTAAAAATGTACGTTACAGGATCCGTTCAAGATAAAATCAATGAATACGATTTGTCTGTAGCCTGGGATATTTCTTCATCAACCTTTCTACAATTATTTAGCATTTCCCAAACGCCCTTTTCATTTGGGCTTTTTTTCAAACCAGATGGATCTAAATTTTATGTACCAGATTCTGCTTTCAACAGAGTTGCTGAATTTGATTTGCCCGTTCCAATAGCAGCTTTTTCCGGTACTCCAAGAAAAAAGAAAGATTCTCTGACAGTTTTATTTGATGATGAATCTACCAATACACCAATTTCCACATGGTCATGGAAACGTAGACCATCTGGTATTGATGCAAGCTATGTAGAATTCTCTACAGATGAAAACCCAAGTGAAGATTTTGATGTTACAATTCCATAAATAATATTTAACTTGACTTTCATAAGCGGTTATGATAAATAGGATAACTTATGACAAAACTAATTGAATGTAACATAAAATATAAACTCGTCTATATCAAATGGAGAGATAGTGTTGGATGCACTTCTCAATGGGGAGATATTCCTGACAAAACACCACCAGAACATTTTTGTTATTCTGTTGGATGGCTTGTAAGGGAAAGCCAATATAATGTAGTTATCATTCCTCATATGTCTCCAGAAAATAAAGAAATTCATGCAGGAGAACAAGGTTGCGGAGAAATGACTATTCCCCGAACATCTATAGTATATGTGAATGAACTAAAAGAAAGGAGACTTTATGGGTGCATTTAGAATATTTATTTCGATGATTGTAATTTGTTTTATATGTAATATTGTCTTGGTCGCAGATGAGGTTACTTTCAGATCGAGTGTTGAATTAAAATCTGGAACAATTATCAACGATGAAACTTTAATCAAATTGGAAGAGTACAGGCGATATAATGAATTAGCAAATTTAAGATTGACTGCTATAAAACTGGCTATTGAAAAGGCAAGTAATGATTATTTTAATACATTTAAAATCTGGCTTGCTTTGAATGGTGTGAAGCAAAAGGAATTTGATAATTGGGAAATTAAAGGGAATAAGGCAATTTTAAAAGAAAAGAAATGAAATGCCCATCATGTTTAAAAGAAATCAGTGATAGAATCATTGCTATATATTTGGCTTCTAAAGGTGGAAGGAAATCAAAACGTGCAATTACTTCTAGTCAACAGAAAGTAATGCAAAAGGGTAGGAAGGGAATAAAATGAAATACGATAATCAAAAATTTAAAGCTGGTGATATTATTCAATGCAAAGGTGAACATTTTACAGAGAGGGAAATATTGAAAGATCCCACAAATAATCCATATAAATACTTAACTAAATTTTTAGAAAATAATTCAATTGTTGAAAGTGATGCGGGAATAATAGATGAGAATTATTGGTTAAAAAAATGAATAATGATAAACTGAACGAATTAATTGAGGAATACAGAGATGCATGTTCAAATAACCATTTTTATGTTGAAGCCAAGCAAGCCATTATTGATTATGTGGAAAGAGAAAAAAAGGAAGAATTATTATTGCATAACAAATACAATAATTTGATTATGGCTGTAGCTAGCAAGTATCCTAATGAATCAAGACACGATACAGCATTAAGATATATTAAAGAAGCTGAAAACATCGAAGCCACAGGTGCAAAGGCTAGCTAGATGAAAAAATGAAAGATAAACCAAAACTACTAACCCTTCTACCTTCAAACTTTATATCTCTAATCAAGAAACATATATTCAACGAGGATCTATATCCATATCAACTAGACGTTCTTCTTGTTGAACTTGAAGATATCCTATTCGGTTACGGTAATTCTCTGACTCGGGAACATGCAAGGCAGACAGGGAAAACCACATCAATAGTTATACTATCTCAAATCTGTATGGTCTTACTTCCTGAACTGGCTAAACAGAAAAAATATACTGACATATTTCCCAGCCTACATATTTTTAAAAATGGTTTTAATATTGTAATCGTAGCGCCGAAAATTGAACAAGCACGAATTACACTCAAACGATTAAAAGGCATTTCCCTAAAACCTTATTACATTGCCCTCCTGTCTGATTTAGAAATTGAAGTAACAAATAGATCTTTATCTTTATTTGGTCTTAGTAATGGTTCATCAATAATTGCTTTGTCTGGGAATCCTATTTCTGTAACTGAAGGTGAAAGTGCTCATTTATTGATATTTGACGAAGCTCACAAAATTGTTGCCTACTCCTGGCATAAAGCATATTCTCCAATGGTATCATCGACTAATGGAACTATTATATCTTATGGAATTTCGTGGACTGCTAAACTTTCCTTTTATAATCAAATTCAAACTAATAAAAAAGAAGGATTACATTCGCGACTTCCATATGCTGAAGCGCAGAAGTATTCTGAAAATTATACCAAATGGGTAAAAAAAGAATTAACTCGTATATCCAAGGATTCAAGTGAATTTCAATTAAACTTTCTTTTAATCTGGAATTTGAAAACCGGCAATCCCATCACTCCTGAACTTTGGGATAATATTGATATGATTGGTAATTATAATCCAGGGGAAACTACTTCAGATAATATATATGTTGGTATTGATTGGGGGAAAACTTTAACTAATACGTTTGTAACTGTAATTGAAAAAACTTTACTGTGCCTAAAATTTATTGATCTCCTGGAATTACAAGGTGATGATTATCCTCAACAACATATTAAAATTCAGATATTTTTGAATAAATATCCACGGTTGAAAAAAATATGGTCAGAGTCAACTGGCGTGGGAGATACTAATACTGATTTCCTTAAAGCAATTTTTGGGGAGAAAGTGGTTGGTGTTACTGCGTTTAATCTTCCTACTCTTCACGATAAACTTCTTAGTGAAATAAAACATAAGAGATTAATTCGGCCTCGCATTAAAGATTTTGGGCCGTGGATATCTCTGACTCGTCAATTTCTTAATTGCGAGAAGATATATAGTGGTTCTTCTTTTAAATTAATTGCTCCGGGTGATGAATTAGACGATGCGATTGATTCGTCATGTCTTGCCGTGGGCGCAGCATTAACAGACGTATTATTTGATTTTGTTTATAAGAAAAGTTCTACTCTTGCAATGTCGCAGAGAATTAATTTCACACCAACTAAAAGAATTGTAACACAGAGTAAATTGTTTAAGAATAAATCTAAGTATCAGGAACATTTGTCAAATTATTAATAATATAATGGACTTAAAAACATATCTTGACCTTAAAGATGAAATTATTAAAAAAGGATTTGCCAATGAAATTGATTGGTCAGAAGATATCAAGCCATGCAAAGATTCTACTGAATTTTGTATTCAATTTATTTGGGTTGTTTGTAATTCAGGTATGAAAAATCAAATTGCTGAAAAAATTTATGAGAAAATATTACAGGCGATTTGTGATAAAAAAGATATTTCTAGTGTATTTGGACATAAAGGAAAAGTTAGTGCAATAAAATTAATGATTAATCAACATAAATTGTTGTTTGATAAATACACAAAAGCGAAAGATAAAATTGAATTTTGCAAGAGCCTTCATTTTATTGGAGATATTACAAAATATCATTTAGCTAAAAATCTTGGTGAGGATTGCGTTAAGCCAGATCGCCATTTAATAAGAATTGCAAAAAAGTATAATACTGATGTATTATCTTTATGTAAAAAACTTGCAGATCAAACTGGTGATAAATTAAGAACAGTTGATATTATTATATGGAGAGCATGTAATTTAAAACTTATTTAAATTATTAGAAAGGGGGAAAAATGAAATCATACGGCCAAGAATTAATTCTAGACCTAAAGGGCTGTGATATACTAATGTTTACCCGAGAACATATAGCAGCATATTTTATCGGGCTGTGCGATCTTATAGATATGAAAAGGGAAGATCTATATTTTTGGGATGATGAAGGAATTCCAGAAAAAGAAAAAAGAACTGAGCCTCATGTTGTTGGTATTACCGCAGTTCAATTTATAATCACAAGTTCGATAACCATACATGCGTTAACTATATTGAAAGAAGCATATATTAATATATTTTCATGTAAGCCATTTGACAACATAGATGCAATCAAGTTCACCAGAAACTACTTTGGGGCAATAATGTTTAATGTAAATACTATTAAAAGGGGGGTGTGGAATGGGAAATGACTCAAAGATTATAAACTTGTTTAATTATAAAAAAGATAAGAACCCACCAAAAGAAATCCCCAAAGAAATTAACATTACTATTAATATTGTAAATGGCCAAGTAGTCATAGCATTTCGGGAACCTGTAAAAGCAATTAGATTCACCCGCCAACAAACAATAAATCTAGCCAATGTATTAATATCTCTTGCTTGTGATAAGACAGTTGTCTAATATTTTATTTGCAATTTCAGAATAAATTATCAATATAACTGTCTATGGCACATAAAAACAATAGAAGAGTATCTAAATCAGCTAAAGTAAAATCACCTGTACACGAAAATGCTGTTGTCCTTTTAAACAAAGATTTATTTACAAAGTTTGATTTAGAACTACGGTCCCCCGACAAGATACTACAACATGAAGGTTTTGATTATTATGACAAGATGCTTGATACAGATGCTCATGTGTACTCGATAATCACAACTCGTAAAATGGGCGCTGGCTCTTTTCCTTATACCCTCGAACCTAAAAACGATTCCCTAGAAGCCGCAGAGCAAATGATCTTCATTCAGTTTCTCTTAGATGAAATTCCGATTGAAAACCATTTCTTTGATATTCTCGATGCAATACCCAAGGGGTTTTCTATACATGAAATAGTTTCCAGGCCAACAAATAAAAATGATGAATTTCAAAACAAGATTGTTATTGCTAAATTAGTATTCCATCAACAACAACATTTCATATTTAAGGTAAAAAAGAAAACTGGTTATGAGTTATGGTTTAAGTTACAGAGCTTTTCAGATGAAAAGAAGTTACCAATGGAAAAATTCTTACATGCAAATTTCGATTCTAATTCTCCATATGGCAAACCATTATTAGAAAAACTATATTGGTATTATTGGTTCAAAAAAGAAACTGGTTTTAAATTTTGGGCTATATTCCTGGAAAAGTTCGGTGGGCCCACAGCAATAATGAAATATCCAAGCGGTGATACTTCAACTGCTTTACAAACTGCGGCGAATGCTGCACTTGAAGATTTACAGAATTCTTCTGGTATTTCTATTCCCGATAGTTTTACTTTAGAGTTCGCAAAAGTTTCCCAGGGTGATATCAGTTATCAAAATATGATTGATGCGTGCAATGCCGAAATGTCCAAAGCGGCTTTGGGTGCAACACAAACTGTTGAAGAAGGCAGACGTGGTTCTTATGCCCTTTCTCGCACTCATACAGACGTAAGGGCGGAGTATAAAATAAATGATGTAAGGATTCTCAGAAAAACAATCCAGCCTCAAATTATTGATAGGTTTACTAGGCTGAACTTTGCTAATCCACTACCGCCTAAAATTGATTTTATAATTCCCAAAACAGTTGATAGTGTTAACGAGAAAGATCCCGACCACAAAGGATCTATTCAAGATGGGTAATTATTCAATTGATTTTATTAAAGATGCTGAAAAATTATGGCAACAAGGTTTTTCCTTTCGGAAGATTGCAAAACAAAAAGGTATTAAACAGCATCAGACTGTTTTTCATTGGTCAAAAAAATATAACTGGAAAAAGAACTCACCCAAATATCCAACCGAATCATTAAAAACACAGCTTAATGAATGTACAGCATTAGTAAATAAAATCCAACCTGAACTAAAGCATATAAATATTTTAAAGCCATCTACAGAAGATAGAGAATTACTTCTAAACTATAATCGTCTATCTAATCTGCAATTAAAACTTGTGCGACAACTGACAGGATTAAAGGTTGTTGACAAGAAACCAAACAAATCCAATATCTTCCTATAGCCTGCCATAATGACAGAAGTTTATATTTTTTACTTGACATAACAAAATATTTCCGCAATTATTCTTGTTATGACATTGAAATTACCATTTCCAAAACCTGATGATGTTCATAAATATGCTTTTATGGATGATCCTACGGCAAGTCTTATTGGGTTCCCTAAAACTCGTTTAAGTTCAGATCATAAATTAGAATTTCCATTTCCCGCTGAATTTGATAACTCCGATCCTTTGAAGTTAATCGAACAATGTAAGGATAATAAAAACTGTCCAGTTATAAAATATGGTGGTATAGGTTCTGGTCATTTTGCACATGCTGGTAGGCCTGGTCAAGTTGGTGGTTCTAGGCCTGGAAGCATTGGTGGTGGTGCTAGTAGCCGGAAAAAGGATTCTGTCTCACCATCGTTTGTTGGACCTCCTTCTCCTTTTCCTGTTGGTAGTAGAGAGTCTCGTGGTGGTTCTTTGAGTACAAGGGGAAGAAAATTAAATGTAAATGAGAGTTTACGTAATATTAGCTCTAATATTGTTGCACCTGATTCTATAACAAGTGCTTCATTTACAATTAGCGGAAAAGGCGATAGCGAAATTGATTCTAGTCTTGACAGTATAATACAAGATCCTACATTACCAGAAGAAGCTAAATCAACTTTGGAGCTAATTAAAGATCTTGGTCTTTCTGCTGTAAAAGCCTTTATTAATCCCATTAAAAAATATATAAAAGAAACAAAAGAGGCTATGCAGAATCAAAGAGATTCAACATTTCCAGAACAAACAGGAATTGTAACAGATAAATTTATACAAGAAATTGAAGGAGAGACTCATGCCGAAGTACTTAGAAATGTAAAGAACTCTTTATTGGCTCAATTTAAAACTTTCGTAGATCCTGAATTAATGTCAATAGTTGCAGATCAGATATTGAGCGGTGAAACTAAATTACTGCCAGACGATATCAGACAGGCTTTTCTTGGAGCAAAGGAAGCAGCAAAGGAGACTAAGAAGAGTGTAGCCAAAGAAGAAAAGGATACATTAAAAGCAGCCAAGGCAGCTGCTAAAGAAACGGCAAAACAAGAAAAAGCAGCGGCGAAGGAAATAGAGAAAGCTGAAAAAGCCGCAGCTAAAACAGCTAAGGAAATAGCAAAAGCTGAGGCTAAAGCAAAAAAAGAAATAGAGAAAGCAGAAGCTAAAGAAAAGAAGGAAATAGAAAAGGCAGAGAAAGCGGAAATTGCAAGAAGGGAAAAAATACCTACACGCAGACGTATAACTTCCAAAAAACCAACTGTAGAGGAAGTTATTGATGATATAGAAGGTGATGAAGTAGACGATGATGATATACCAGATCTTGTAAATAGTGCATTACGTGGGAGTAGTGGTAGTGATAGAGAAGAAGCTATTGAAAAATTGAGAAATGCTGGAATTGTTTCAGCAAGTGGCGGCGCAGGTGCAGGAGGCGTTGGCCAAGATATGATTACTAATAAAGGTACTATTCCTCCAGTCGAAATAGAGCCTGAAGAAGGTCTTGATACTAAAGAAGAATGTCAAATTATGATAGATGAAGCAATGGATGATGGTAGGATCGATGAAGATGCAAATATTTCAGAAATTATTGCTGAATTACGAGATGATTGTCCATTTGATGATATAGCAGATTTTGTAAAATCTCTATTGGAAGATAGTAATGACAGGGAAGGAGATATAGAAACTTTAATTGATGATGGTTTTGCTATTAGAAATGATACTGGAGAAGTGTTTATTACTGATAATGATTCTATTACGCCTGTTAAAATTGAAGAAAATCTGACAAAAAATAGTGAAATTGATATTTATAAA